ACATATCGCTATACGTTACACCGACATAGAAAGGGAAGAATTTGAAATGAAAAAACGCAATATCACACCCATGGATTTTTACCGCATGTGCTACACCCTAAAACCTGATATTTTGGTTAGTGTATACAGTGCAAAGAAAGGCGGCATGCCTATGTGGACAGGTGAATTTCGCTCGATGCCCCGTGTATATCGTGACGCAACGATTGAAGATTTGAATATTATTGCACGGGATTCTCAAATCGTGAAATTAACATTTGCATTGCAGGAAAGGAGCATGGACTTTGGCAAAGCGTAAACCTACACAATACGCGTGGCAAGATTTAGAATACACACCGTACTATCTCAATAAGCACACGGAAGCAGAGCTGCGCAAAGAATATAGTAAACTCCGATCTGTTGTGCGCAAACGTCAAGAGCGTCTTGATAAATCAGAATTTTCGGATCTCCGAGAAGTCAAGCATTATGGCAAGTTACCGCCTGTTGCGCAGATTAAGAACAAGCAGCAACTTGTCTATGCGCTTGCAGAAGCAAAGCGATTTTTGAAGGAAGATATATCAATCACTCGTTTTAAGCGTGAACGTAAAGACATGGTTGCAAAACTCAATGCCAACGGTTATGAATTTGTTACAAATACAAACTTTTTATCGTTTGTCATGTTTATGGAGACGATGCGCGCCATCGCGCAAAATATGCGTTTTGACTCGGAAGTGCTCGTAAACGCATATGAGAATGTGACAACCGGCAAAATTTCTGCATCAAAATTGCAAAAGTGGTTTACCGATTTTATCAAAAAACAAGAACAAGCTGCCTGCGACTTTCCCGATAAATATTCCCGTACAAAAGGGGGTAAGGTGAAAATTGAAAGTAAAGACCTTGAAGAATGGGCAAGTCATTTGTTCGGTGATTGATTTTCCGCTTGAAGAATTCGCAGAGCTGCCGGTGCTGGATCGCAAAATCACAAGAACCAAAAAGACAAAATTGCTTGATATTGTGACAGCGTTTGACATTGAAACAACACGCATTAAATCAATAGAACAAGCTGTGATGTATATCTGGCAATGGCATTTTGCAGATCCTATCAACCTAACTGTCGTTGGTCGCACTTGGGAAGAATTTGAAGCATTTTGTGCAAGTCTCGAAGCATATATGCGGGCGCTATCCCAAGAAGATTATCATTTGCAGCTTTGTGTTTATGTCCATAATTTATCATATGAGTTTCAGTTTTTGCGCGGAATTTATCATTTTACAAACGATGAAATTTTTGCTGTTGACTGCCGCAAAGTCCTTAAATGCACAATGTACGATAATTTTTTTGAATTTCGTTGCAGCTATCTGCACAGCAATATGTCGCTTGATGCATATACCCACAAAATGGGCGTTGCCCACGGCAAACTATCCGGTGTAAAATTTGACTATAATAAACCCCGTTATCCATGGACTCCGTTGTCGGACGATGAATTGGAATATTGTGTAAATGATGTGCTCGGTCTGTGTGAAGCTTTAACAATTGAAATGCGCCATGATAATGACAATCTGTACACAATCCCTCTAACCTCTACCGGATATGTGCGCCGCGATGCGCGTGCCGCGATGAAACGCGCAGGGCTGGAACGTCTCGGCGCAATTCAGCCCGATGCAGAATTGTATAGAATGCTGCGCGAAGCGTTCCGTGGTGGTAACACTCACGCCAACCGCTATTATACCGGTCAAGTGCTGCGCGGCAAAATCCAAAGTGCGGACCGCAGCAGCAGTTACCCGGATGTGTTGTGTAATTGTCTGTACCCGATGCGGGCATTTGAGCCGTTGGGCGAGATAACACTTGATGGACTCAAGCGCAAACTTAACCAGCACCGGAAAGCGTTAATAATGCGGATCGCATTAACAGACGTTGAGTTAATCAACCCCTGCTGGGGTTGTCCATATCTAACGATTGACAAGAGCCGGAATGTAATTGATCCTGACCGTGACAACGGGCGGATCTTGAGCGCAAAATATCTGGAGACAACGGTCACAGATGTGGATCTTGCTATTATCCTTAAAGAGTACAAGTTTAGTGGTTTTAGGGCATTTGACTGCTGGCAATCCACCTATGCAAAATTGCCGCGCGAACTAATTGAATGTGCAATAGATTATTACCGCGCAAAAACCAGTTTGAAAAATGTACCCGGTCAAGAATTGTACTACATGAAAAGCAAAAACAAACTTAATAGTATATACGGCATGATGGCACAGGATCCCGGCAAGCGCTCCATATTATACACCCCCGAAGAAGAATTTGAAATTGATGAAAAAACGCCAATCGAAAAAATCTTGTCACAGAATCTGCGCAATGCCTTTTTGTGTTACCAATGGGGCGTTTGGGTAACAGCTAACGCACGCTACCGCCTTGAAGAGGGTATCGAACTTGCAGGAGATGGCTTTGTGTATTGTGACACCGACTCGGTTAAATATCTGGGTGACATTGACTGGACAAAATACAACAAAGCCAGAATCAAAGATAGTAAAGCCTCTGGTGCCTATGCTGCTGACCCATCCGGCAAAATGCATTATATGGGAGTGTTCGAGCCAGAGCACGACATGTGCGAATTTGCCACGTTGGGCGCGAAAAAATACTGTTACCGCGAAACGCCAGAAAGCCCATTGTGCTGCACGATCGCTGGTGTAAATAAAAAAGAGGGTGCAAAAGAGTTGGAACGCCACGGCGGTATTGATGCGTTTAAGCCCGGCTTTGTTTTCAAGGACGCGGGCGGCACAGAATCCGTATACAATGATAGTCCAGAGATAGACAGCATTACAATAGACGGTCACACATTGCCAATAACCTCAAATGTAGTTATCCGGGAAAGCACCTATAAACTCGGTATCACATCAGAATATATGGATCTGCTGCTGCGCTGCGACTATACCCGAAATGGAATTGGCAGGCTGGATGTATATTTTGAAAATGGATATTGACATATGGCCGCAAATGCCGTATCATATAATTGTAGCAAGAAAGCTACAAAAACACAAACCCGAACAAAGGAGTAAACAATCATGAAAATCACAAAGAGCTATCCCGAAAATCTGACTCTGAAACAGGCTTACAACCTGACCCGCAGCCCCGAAAGCCGCAACATGAAAACGTTAGAAGGTGCAACTTTTAATGTTGAAGCTTATGCCCTGTATGAGGATGCAAACGCCAAAGGTGAAGAGCAGGAGATTCTTGCAGTTCTTACCAGCGAGGGCGATACGTTCAGCACCATTTCCGAAACGTTTAAGCGCGACTTTGCAGCAATCGTTGATGTTGTCAACCAGTACGATGCTGACCTCACCACTGTAGACATCGAAGTCATTGGCGGCGAAAGCAAAAATGGCCGTCATTACATCGATTGCAAGATGAACTAACCATTTTCTATTCTTGACATAATTCTTCCCCATCAAACGGGCGGCGGCATAAAAACCGCCGCCCGTTTGATTTTACGAAAGCGAGTGAAAGATGAAAAAGAACAAACTATACCTAGACAGCGGATACCTGAACATGGATTATATCATGGGCTTGAAAACACCCTATATTATGGTTGTCGGCGGACGCGGCACTGGTAAAACATACGGTGCATTAAAATATGTACTTGAGCACCGGATCACTTTCATGCTCATGCGCCGCACACAAACTGCTATTGACCTTGTCAATAAACCAGAGTTTAGCCCCATTAAGCCGGTCTGTGAAGATATGGGATTAAGCATCAAACCTTTTCCGATCTCCAAGGGAAGCAGCGCTTTTTACGATGTAGATGAAGAGGGCCATAACTTGGGTGGCCTGCCGTATGGCTACACCTGCGCACTTTCGACAATCTCCAATATGCGCGGTTTTAGCGCGGAAGATTGCAAAATTTGTATTTATGATGAATTCATTCCGGAAAAACACGAACGCCCGTTGAAAAATGAAGCCGCTGCATTTTATAATGCATATGAAACAATCAACCGAAATAGAGAGTTGAAAGGTGATCCGCCCCTTAAAATGCTGTGTCTTGCCAACGCAAACGATATTGCAAACCCCCTGTTTTTAGACATGGGGCTTGTGGCAAGAGCGCAACGGATGATCGACACCAAAACAGAGATGTGGCAAGATAATGATCGCGGCATTACTATGATAATGTTGCAGCACTCCCCAATCTCTGCGGAAAAAGCAAACACCGCACTATACCGGCTTACAAAAAATACATTGTATAGCGCAATGGCGCTGGATAATGATTTTAGGCAAGAGTATAGCCGGATCACCCCTCAAAAAATCATTGAGTATAAGCCGGTGTGCGTTGTGGGTGAACTGGAAATCTACCAACACAAATCCCGCGCTCAATATTATGTAACAACCCACAAATCGGGCGTTTGCCCAACCTATGAGAGCACAGAGCGCGGGATTCAGATGTTTAACGCGCACTTTTCATGGTTTAGGCTCACATACTATTTAAGCAATACCGTGTTGTTTGAGTCTCCTATCTGTGAAGTTTTACTAGATAAGTATTTTCGGGAAGGTGCGAAAATCTCAAGTCGAAAAGCATAAAAACAGCCCCTGCCGTATTGGCAGGGGCTGTTGCTGTTAAGAGATGTTAGGCCGCAAAATCTTGATAGCAGTCATGCCGTCATGATTATTCCACCGCGGGAAATCCATGGGCGTGCCGTCCATGTTGCGGATCCGGTCAAGCATTACCGGCGAATTTCCCGGCTGAAAGCCGGATACCTGCACCGTGTACGCATAGGATGCAGGGCGCTTGCAATACAAGATAATAGCATTGCCGTCATTGACATAATACAGCCGGTCAATGTCGCTGACAACATCCCATGTAACTGTCTTGCCTGCTCCTGGTGTCACGTTATAAATCGACAGATTAAGTTTGCGGTTATCAACCGCACTGATTGCAAACAAGCCGCCGGTTGTGGGGTTATTGGAAATATAAATGGTGCAATCCACATCATTGATATCACAGATACGGATGCACCCCTGTGAGCTGATGCTACCTGTCGGAATCGGCATATAAGCAAAAGCCTTGTACTGCTCTGGATCCCCGACCTCTGATTGCCCCGCAACGGTGTACTGTATCTGATCTGTGATTGCAAGGTCAATACACCGATGTTCGCCAGCCTTGCAAATATACTGGCTGTTGCCGGTAAAAATATACTCTCGCTTGGTGTAGATATATGCATTATTGATCTTGCACACCATGGCAGTGACGGGATATTGCCCGATGCTCTGTATCGTAGTAGATACTTTGGCGCTGCGGTTAATTACACCGCCGTCAACCGTCAACTGCGGACTAGGGCTTGTGCCAATCACTGCAATTGCTGCAAAGCCCTCTTCGGTGGTTGCCGTGTTGTCATCAATCGTATAAATCAGGTTATTGATGTATGCAGCTGCCTTGCCCGGCCCGTCAAATACAATGCCCCGGCGGCAAGTATCCAGATACAGGTTAGTGATGTGTATATCATTGTTAGTGATTTTAAGTCCGTTGGTATTATCCCACCAGGTGTTTGCATCCACCCCCCCGGTGCCGCCTGCCGGAATGCCGTGGTAAGTAATCCAGTTGCAACCAATTACATTAGTCCGACAGTCAAATCCGGTCTGGCATACCATTGCAAGCAGGTTATTGCAAATGCAATCGGGCGCACGGTCGCCCCAATAGAAAGCCGTGTTACCGGTTACACGCTCTGTTGGGTGTACGTCACTGAATCCCCATACCGAAATGTTATCCATATAGCAGTAGCGGTTTAACGTGCTAACAGTAGGTTGCAAATACACGCCATAAGATTTGACCCCGCCGATACTTACATTATAGATGTAATTGTCGGTGTATTTGTTGGTGGTAAATACGATGCCACCGATCATGCCGTTGCAAATAATGTCAAGATTTGCAATCACAATGTTGCCTGTCACATCGTCGCCCGATACCGTAATAACGCCACGACTGCCAAACGCCGTTGGGTTGTCGGTATACTGCAAAATGGTGTCGCTGGTTCCGCGAGCGGGATCTCGCGAGGATGCCGCGCCATACAAGCTATGCTTAAGCTGCACCGGTGCGCTGATCTTATATGTGCCCACTGGAATGAACAGCGGAAATTGTTTGGTGTACGTGTTTAGCGTTGCGGTTATATCATCGGTTCCGTCCTTTTTTAGGGGTTGAAACTCTTCGATCGAACGCGGCGAGGGTTTAACAATTTTGGCACCGTTTTTGAGCACTGCAAATTTATGAGTCTCACCGTTTTTATCGTTAAAGGGGAATGCGTCAAAATCTTCGGAAAAACCCTCAACAGCAGCAATCGATAAACCCAAAGATGTGCCTGCAATGACGGTTTCAGCGCTGGCGTTGCCGAACTGGCTGTTGCCGTTGCTCTGTGCGGTCATAACGGGTTTGTTGTTTGCCCGCAAGGTTAGAGTGGTGCCTGCTTCGATAGTAAACGCGCCAGTGCTGGTTGCGCTTGCATTACCATTAGTAGCTTTATCAAGCTTTTTGTCCGTATTGTTGCGGCCATCTGTGTCTTTTACGATGTAAGTCTCGCCGTCAATTTTGAATTTGTCAACGTATGGCATTATTACACCCCCTTATTAGGTGATATCATGAGTGCCAGTAGTAATGCTGATAGTTTCGGTTGCGGCGGTGTATGCCACTTCTACACGCGACAGTTTTTCCAGCTCCGTTACTTTATTAAGAGCATTAGTTGCGTTTGTGCTCGCAGTTGTTGCAGTAGTACGTGCTGTGATATCCTTTACCTCAATATCTTCGCCACCAAGATTAAATTTACTAACATACTGTGCAGCCATATTATTATTACCTCACTTTCTTATTTACCGACAATTTTAATAGTTTCGACCGGTTTATCATAAATATGGATATCTCCGCCGGTTACTACCTCGCCAGTATCGGGTGTAAAGAATCCAAAGCTAATACTGGTATCACTAGCATCGTACTTTGCAACGGCGAGAGATAGAATATAATGCAAGCGTTCCGCTATGCTGGTTTTAGCGCAGTTGGTGCCCTCAATGTATCGGGTGCCTGCATCCATAGGTTTGATAATAACATACAGATCTGCACCCAACCATATAAGATCGTTAATATTGCGGTTTGCGCTCGCCGTGGTTTTGAGTTTTTCGTCTGCCGGGGTGATTGCTAATTTTACGCTTGCCCAAAGTTCGGAGAAGTTGCCGATTTTAGTCCAGTAGTTGATATTTTCAATATCAACCCCAATCGGAACAGGTTGTACACTCAAATAACCATCGCCGTTTGTGTCCAGCACTACACAATTTTTAGGATACTGACTTGTAATATCCCATTGCAACGGGTCAGCATAAGTGATCGAATTGAGTACAATAAAATCGGCAATCGTTTTGTTTTGGTTTTTCAGCGTTTCCAGAATCCAATCAAGATTAAGATTATGAAAATCGCTGTACGGCCATTTTTCAGTAAACATTATTTCACCGCCTTTCAATATTATTATACGCTATTAGTATATCAAAAGCAAGAACTGTTGTTTGAATTTATCAATCAAATAATCGTACATGTTCCAATCAGCAACACGGCGTTCCTCTTCGATCATCTGCTGACTGGTTGTTACACCAATGTTGCCGTGTACTCGCCCTGTGTGTTTTAACTCTTCCTTGCTGTTGCCCTCGCTTTTGCCGGTCTGTGTGCTCTCGTTGGTGCTATCATTGTCATTTTGACCGCTGGTAACAAGGTTTCCGCTGTCAAAGCCAGCCGCCTTGCTAATATCGGTACTATGATTTTTACCCTTGCCCGTGTCGGTGCTCTTCACATTGCTGTTAGTTTGATTATTGTCTGTCCAATCCTCTTGCCGGTCATAGTTTTCAATTGGGTTGTATTCCAGCTTTGTTGTGTTCCACATCTTTTCCCAACTGTCTAAATGTGCGCTTGACCATATGCCAATGACAGAGCGCATGGTTGCGGGGTTTGAAAAAAGCACTTCCATTTCCGCTGTCTCCATCAACAGATTGTTGATGTACAGTTGTTTGTCCATGCCATCCGGCAACACAAGCTCATCAAAAATGCTATTGTCGTATTGATACAGCCCTAACAGTGACAAGGTTGCTCTACTCATCTTCGCCGCCCTCACTTCCCGCGCTGATCTGCGGCTTGTTGCGCCACTCCACGCCAAGTTTGATGCCAAACATTTTGCTAGTTTGGGCAAAACTCTTTTGCAGCTGATCCAGCCACAGATCCGCTTTGCTGGTTACTTCCACGTTGTTCGCGTTGACCTCATCGCTGATAAGGCGCTCTTTTTTGTCCGTGTTTGCGTTAGGGATACCAACGTCCGTGTCAAACATCATTTCCCACTTGCGCAGGTCTGCCAACGCATCACCGGCAATATAGTTTTGCCCCACATTTTGCTGAAAAGGTATCCAAGAGGGGTTGCCGCTCTGGACATCATACAACGCGGTATCAACAAATGTTGCTGGCTCACCGCTTGCTACACGGTCAAACAGTTTTTTCTGGCTCTCCGCCGTGTTTTTATTTTTACCAAAAAACACATAGGACAAACGGCTATTGACAAGGTTTACACCTGCGGTTTCCGCGGTCAATGACATCATATCGGCATAAAATCCCACCAAGTCCATAACGCTGCCATAATCAGGTTGCAGCTTGATAAGCGTGCATTGCGTGCCGATCTCCAACCGGCGCAAACCTCGAAGCAGGGGATTTGTGACAAGGGCACGTTTGGGCTGATAAAAGATGTTGTACCCGTCAAGCCCGCACTGCTGCGGGATAACTCCGTACTTGTCAGTGTTGAGTACGGCAATATAGCCGATGCCGTACAAAACATACAAAAAATAGTCTCTGTCCCACGTTTCCGGCAAATCCCACTTAAATACAGACATTGCTTTTTGCAGCAAGTAGCGGGCAAAAAAGCGTTGCAGCTCTGTGTTTTTGGTGTGTACCGTGCTAGGGCTGTGCTGACTTACTTCTGCGTTGATGTAATCGTACATATAAGGCGCGGCCTGCATTATTTGCACCCCCTTGCCATTTTAAGCAATAGCCATACCGGGATTGCTTTTTTCCCCGGCGTGGGCGGCTCTGGGCCGGGGCCGGGCGGATTGTCTGCACTCCATGTTACATCATACTTACCAACCGCGTTAGGGATGCCCAAAATCCGGGATGGATCTTGACGGTAACGAGTAGAGCGTCCGCCAACCCAATACTCCCAATGGGTATGCACACCGGTTGCATTGCCGGTCTGACCCTGTGTGCCGATCAAGTCACCCGCATTGAGCACCTCTCCGACCTTATGTGTCTGTGCCTTAAAGTGCGCAGCCAGCCAATAACGTTTGTTGCCCATATCTACCACGATATAGTTGCCCCAACTGTCATTGCCAGTTTTGCCGCCTTGCCAAGTGTGCGCAGTCACAATCGTTCCGGCCTGCGGGGCAAACGCCAAAAAATCAGTTGGATGCTTGGTGTCAATGCCGCCGTGGTGCGATCCGTCCGAATAATACGGATATGCTGCGGTCACTGTGATTGTGCTTTCATCGGTGATACATTGCGGATAGCTTGCCATATATAATCAACTCCTTTATTCAAAATAAAATCCATTATTAAGATGCTCGCGGATCGCGCTGATCTCCATTGACGTTGCAGGCGCGGAAAAATCGCTGTCGGAACACATGATATAGCCGGACAAGCTGCTTATCTTGCGTTTCTCACAAACTGGATAGCCGCGGTGCTCTGGAGCTTCTCCAACCAAGTCCCAAAACTTGCCTAACAGATACGGTGTAAAACCGTACTCTACAACACTGCCCTGTCCACCCCTTGATACACTTTCTGCGGTCGCCTGCTGCGCTCCGCTCTGGATGCCGTTGGAAATTGCCGCTGCGTTTTGGTCAAGTCCTAATGTTTCAGCGCCGTTAATCCAGTCATGGACTTTGCGGGTAATATCTGCGGCCTGCTGGAAAAATGACTGCGCACCGGCAACTACACCGCCCGCAACTGCCTGCACAACTCCGCCCGCTGTATTAACCATGCTTGTGATTTGCCCGATTTGAATCTGCACCGCAACGTTACCGGTTAAAGTCTGGAAAGCGGCTTTATAATCATTACGGGCGGAAAGCTCCAAAACTGCATTTCCAGTGTATAGGTCAATTGCCAATGTACCATACAATATATTTGTATTATACAAGCGACTGCTATCAATGTCAATCAATCCAAAACCGGGCATATACATTTTATAGGTGCTATAAGGGGCTGCTTTCAAGTAGGAGTGTTTACTATCTACTGCGGGATTTTTGGGGATCGCAACGTTAAAACGATATTTTAAGCTGTCGTTATTTTGGTCAAGTATCCAGAATTTAGCGCCAACATCTAATCTCCACCAACCGACCGGCACACTCTCCACAGCGGATGCATCTGGAAAACTTGCCCCGAACGGCAACCAATACGCAAAGCTGAAATACTGTATAGGATTAAACAGCGCTTTTGCAAGATTGCTGCTAATTTCGTTGGGGTCAATATTGAGATAGTCGCTATCCGATAGTAATTTTGTCATTAACTTTTTAAAACTGTCTGCCTTACATGCTATTGTGGTAGTAGATCCAAAAGCATTATAGCCGGATGCCTGCACGCCAAAAATAAAAGTACCGCCCTGCACGTTATCTGTATAAATCGCGGGCAAGTCTTGCCTTGCTAATCTTGCATAGCTTAATGTCGGGTATGTGGTATCTATAATATCAGGATTGACAGCGCTTGCGGCTCGCACAATATACTCTGTACTATTAGCTATCTCATTGCGCCAGCTGGCAAGCGGATCCACAGTCATGCTTGCGTACCACATGCCGCCCGACCATGTCCAGTTATCAACAAAATAAAATCTGCCAAAATCGGGAATGTATGCATAGTTCCACGCGTGGGGGCTTTCAGACTGCCCGAACGCTACAAAACCAATTTCCGGCGCTAACATGCTGCAAGATTCCCGCAACTGACCTTGCACGCCTTTTGAAGTACCGGACGGGCGGGCGGTGCTGTTCAGTTTTTTGGCAAATTGATATAGTGTAATGTTCAAAATCACACCTCTTTTCAAAAATACCCCGTGCCATAACTGACACGGGGCTGTTATTAAAAGTTAGTCAAGCAGCAGGACAACGGCCTTTTCAGTGTTATCTTGGATCGTCTTGATGGTTGCGTGCTCTGCTGTGTTCCAGTAGCCGCCATCAATGTTCAGCGGCGTGGTCGCGCTCCACTTGTTGGTATAGCAGTAGCCCAATGCATCACGGTCGTGCATGATGCCAAAAATGCCTGCCTGCTTAACTTCGGCGGTCGCTTTCTTAACCGCGCCGGTAGTATCGGTGTATACCGGCGTGATTGCGATACTGTCGGGGGTCTCGATGCTCTGCCAAAAATTGATACTCTCAAAATTGCCAAGCGACAGATAATCGTCATGGTAAGTGGGCGACAAAACCATGGTGCGCATTTGATCATATGCTTTACTGTACAGCGCAACGCGCAGATTCTCCGCGCGGGTGTGACGCAAAACAGGCTTGGCGTTAATGACGGTTTGATACATCTGGCTCCGCTCGCCCATCAGGCGGGCAATAGTATTAACGCGAGCCGCAACCCAACGCATAAAGGGCGCAAAGTTTGCGGGCTGATAGACACTCTGCGCGGTAAGCTCAAGGCCGCTTTCTGCGTTGTACTCGGTCAACAGATGGACAACGCGCGTTGCCTGCTTTTCGTCCAAAAGGGCACCGATAAAGTTTGCTTGCATGCCGCGGGCGACAGCTTCACGGTAAGACTCTTTATCGTTGTTGCGCTCCGTCATGTTCATTGCATTAAAACGCATAAATTCGTCCGCGCCGGACATTGCGACGTCAAACTGATCCTTAAAAGTGGTGTAGCGCTGCTGGTATACTGCGGTACCGTAAAAGTTAGTTTGCAAAACTTCCTGTTTACTGATCTTGTACATATCCACGCTTTCACCATTGCCAAGTGCGTTAGTGTCGTGACCTGTTGCATCATATGCGACAGGCCACATAAAACGCTGATCGTCCTGCATCTTGGCAGCAATGGGACTCATCTTGCGCAGTGCATTGCCGTATCGCGGCAAATCCATTTCCAGACTAGTAAGAGGGCTAGTATAGTCGCGCACTGCGTAAATTGACCGGCTCCAAAGCTGTGACAGTGCGTTAATAATGGGGTCATAGCCGGTTTTAAGAGCGGTCTGCGCGACAGAAACAAACTGTTCAGGCGTTGCAATATTGGTAATCACTTTCTGCCCGGTTGCCTGTTCAACGGCCTCGCCAAGGATGGACGCGGCCTGTGAAATAGTCATATCATTCATGGTTTACATCTCATTTCTGTGTTGCGGGTTTGGGCGGCAAGATAATGCTTGCAAGCACATCTTCCGCCGTCTGGGGTTTCGGCTGTTCAGTCGCCGCAATGTTCATGGTTTTGATCTGTTCGCCAAGTGCGTTAATTGCGGCAATAATACCGCCCGCATCCTCTACGGGTGCAGCGGGTGCAGCGGGTGCAGCGGGTGCAGCGGGTGCAGCGGGTGCAGCGTTGTCAAGAGTGACAAGCTTTGCAAGATCGTCTTTAGTGTAGCCTGCACGGCACAGGGCAATAATATCATCAATAGTCATAGTTTACACCTCTTTCAATACAGTTGTTTTAGCGGGGTCATTGATAAGTTTGACAAGCGTGTCTTTATCGCCTACTGTCATAGGGCCACATGCAGCATTCTGGTTATAATTGGCGGTGTATTCGCTATAATAACCGATGCCAAGTTGCTTGCATTTTCTGTATACAATACACGCTTGGACGCTGGTAATGTCGGCATACATAACAACATACATTATGCATCACCGTCCATTTTGCCTATGTGCTCGCAGAGTTTTACAATGGCAGCGGTGTTTTCCTTGATCGTGGTGTTACTCTGCCACCACATCAGCAAAAAAGCCGCAATCGGAAAACCAACCTGCTGGATGATAGTACTGATCTCTTCCATGGTTTACACCTCACTTTCAGACGGACGGATATACAAAAAGCGGGAAAAGACTCTTGACCCGCTACAAGGTCGTGCGCCGGATTCCGTCCGTATAGCTTGCGCATCTTTTCCCGCTTTCATAGTATCATATTATATTGTAAGTGTCAAGAGTTAAAATAAAATTTCCACTCCATATGGGGATTGACTAGCAAGGTGTCAAACTCATGTTTTGCAAGTGCGTAAGGCAGATCACCATATTCTCCATTATAAATGCAACGGTCGTTATCATACACGCGGATACTTGTTTTAGGCTGCATTGACACACACACCCGGTAAAAGTCACTGATTGTCATTGCCAAACATCCCCTTTATATAGTTGTCTGCCCATACGGCAAATCATTATTACATTCGTTGCGTTTATCCTCATTGATAAGGTGCTTTGTTCTGCGTGCCATTGCGCACACGGGCAAATGGTCACATGTTGCGCATGATTCATTGACACCACAACTGCACAACAGATCATTGATTGCACGTTCAAGCGCGGTGCGCTTTGCTGTGTAAGTTGTCATATAATCACCTCAGTTCTAATAGATGTATCATCAGGCAGCCCCATAAAATCGCAATATCTGTCAACCGCCTTTTCTGCTTCATCGGGGCGTTGCCCGCGATAAATTTCAACATGGTTTAGCACGTCATACGCAATGACTAACACATTTGTATATTGCATGTCAATCACTCCTCGCAAATATCAATTACAATACCGAATACCCACAACAGATTAAGCATGTTTCAAACCTCTCTAATAACTTGCCCTGTGCTATACTCCGGGTTAATCTTGCGAGCCTGTGCAAGCGCTTCGTCAAAACTTTCTGCATTAACAATGAGTCCGCACAAGTCATCACCCGTTATAAACCATTTTTTCATTTCAAATTCTTCCCTTTCTATGTCGGTGTAACGTATAGCGATATGT